TCAATAATTAGTTGACTATGAAAAAAGACAGGGCTATTGACTGCCCTGACTATTTCTCCCCATCATTTGTGGAGGAAGTGCTGGTTGGTTGTGGGAGCTAAGAGTTTGGGAGCTACTTCCCGACCCCTTCGATGCCTTCTCCATGGCTTCATTTTCTTTTTCAACTTGCGTTACAAGCCTCTTCACAAACCAATTTCGTAGACCTAGAGGTAAGTTATAAGATTCCACCAACGACCAGCCGCCCACGTATTTTAAAAAGAAGAACTGCTCATACACGTTCTCCATGTATTCATCGGTCAGGCCAAAAAAAGTCCGCGGTAAGCGGAACCTCCATCTCTTGCTCATGATCACATTCGTTACACACAAAGTTCTGAGTAAGATCCACATTAGGGGTTGCTAATTTATACATTAAGCGCAGGTGGCGCGCGTCAAACGAAGGCATATTATCGACAACATAATTAATAGTGCCGCTCTCCGTATCTCCGTTAACGGCCACTACAATTTGTTTAAGGTGTCGTGTGATCGTGTTTTCTTCTCGCCTTTTCTTGCGAGCATTTTCTAGCTGCTCCAACAAATTTCGTTCATCAAAGCCGTTAAGTAAACGAAATCCTACTTCTATTCTCGTAGAAGGGAGCATCGTTAGATAGGTCCCGTCCTCTTGCTGAGTTGCATCATGCTCTCGCAAGCCTTCTCCATTATAAACGATGGCATTATTTAAATCGAATTCATAGTCCTGTGGTGCTGCACAAGCGGGGCAAGTTACTTTAGTTTGATACATGGGTCCGTAACCAGAAACCCTCGCTGCCACCAAGATTGCATTGCGATCACCCACTAATAGAGTATTAGGATCAATGCTTTTATCTACAATAATACTTTTGATCAAACGATCCAAAGCAATTCCTTTTTTAAGGAGCGCTCTCGATGTTAATAAGTCCTCTTCTTTGGCCGTCATCTGCTTGACTTCGATGGTCGACTCTCCGTGAAGGGGATGCCCTTCTGGATAGTGCTTCCCTTGAGAAGGCAATTCCACAAACTCTGTGGGAACTACAAATGCGAAACCCCCACCTTCGTTCTGTAACACCTGCGGCGGTGGACTTGCGTCGGGCTGCTTAGCGCTTCCAACGCGGTCTCTATTTCTTGACAATATACACCTCTGTTTTTATTTAGACACTAAAGAATTCGGAGCCACCATCGCCGGCGACAAGAACGGAACCATCAGTGTTGAATGTTTGTATTCTAGCCCAGTCGTACTTAACTGTCAAGGACATTTCTGTTAAATCGTCTGTCCCGTAGGCCAAATCACCATATTTCACCTCGGTGATAAAAGAGTTCCACAACGTCCACTTCTCTAATTCCTGTCCGTTTGAATCAATCTGAGTAACAATCACAGTTCCCAGTGCACCTGCGGCCTTCGCCTTTGAAATGGTGCCCATGCTATCGGTCGTAGCGTCAGTGGGAGGAGAGTAACCCGACTGCACGAGAATATCGGACAACGTGGCGGCCATGTCGGGATCAACTGGATCAACCAACGTCACCGACATATCCTGCCACGTCACAGAGCCGGGGTAAAAGAACGTATGGTTCAAATACTTATGCTCAACGGACGCAACTTGAAAGCTCGGCTTACTAACAGACTTTGCATACCAAAGCGTAGCGCCACCCTGGGGTGCGTTAATGCCCTGAAACTCGACATAAAATCTAAATTGTCTCTTGGGATCTTTTAAAGTGGTATCTTCACCGAAATTTGTTGACCAGAATGGCATATGTTAAAACTCCTATAATCTATTTTTAAGTAGTATCGTAAGGGAAAAATCCCCCACATCTTTAATCATCGAACGAAGCTCCGGTAGACATGATAACAAAGTCGATAGCAATGTATTCAATTGCACGAGCCGGTTTAATCATAATCTTGGCATACAAAATGTTCTGATCGATTAAGTCCGGTGTGGTGGTCGATTCATCGAGAATTAATCGATAATCAGTGATACCATACTGGGTCTTAACGTTAGCCAGGAAGGGCTCGACCAAAGAGATGAACCGATTCCAAGTGGCCTGTACATTTTGCTCAAAGAGAATCTGCGTCGAAAGAACAGAAATCTGCTTCTTCAAGTAAATCACAAGACGGCGCACATTAATGCGGTCGAGTGCAGACTGCCTCTCCTGCAGCGTCTTCTGGCCAAAGACTACAATGCCGCTAGAGGGGAAGGAAGCAATCGGATTAATGTTGTTCTCGTAAAGAGTGTCTCGATCTTTCGAAGTGAGACGCTGGGTAATGCCCGTGATGGGGATACCTGCTGCACCTTCGGAAAGGCCGCCGCGGTTAAACCCGGCAGGGGCAAACCAAATTGCAGAGGCGCGTTCTGAGGAAGCTAACACTCCCATCATAGCCACCGAGGGTGGCACCCAAAGCATAGCTCCTGTGTTTTCATCCCGGGTCTGAACCCAAGGATAGAAAGTGGCGCCATAGCTGGAATCAATTCTGCGATCCCTCAGCGCGGTGCCGGCATTTGTCGGAGTGGTTCCGATGCGACTAGACTTGCTAGAATAGTAGCCTTCTGCTGCGGGGATATACACATCGGGGAGGTCAATGAGAGCCATCGAGTCGGCGCGCTCTTCACACACTCTAATTTGATGAGTGGTCAACGCAGCGTTCGTGAGGCCCGGCGTAGCCAACAAGTTCATGTTAATATACTCGGGGTCGCCAACGGTGTCGATGGCGCGCTTATAAGTGTGGTAAACATAACTATTGTCTTCCGTAGACGTAGTAGCCAACTCTCGGTTCGCGACCGGATCGGGCTTCATAATATCGAATCCGTCAAAACCGCCATAAATCGGACAAGTAAACTTATCGATGCCCTTCTCCAACAATGCATTGTAGGACGAAGATTTGGCAGTGTAAGAAGAGCCGCGGGCCCGTGAGCCAGAAGCATAATACCACCCATCAGATGTAGCATCCTTTAATTCTACATCATCCAGAGAAAAGACGTATGCCCAATCCTCGACGCCTGCCGTCGCATACGGATTGGTGTTGGTGCCGCCACCGCCTGAATAACCGCCATAAAGCAGCCTATGAAAATCAGCAATGCTGGCATCGGGCGTCGTGCTGGTGGCCTCGCGAGTCGTCTGCATTCCAAAGAACGCATCCGTCACATCGTTGAGTCCGCCGTCGGAGGCAGAATTACGTAACCGAACTGCGGGGAAAACGAGCGAACCTGTGCAGGAGCCACTTCCATTCACAAGTCCGACGTCGTAACCACCAGAAAGAAAACCGGCGCTGGAGGCCACCCGGTTGGCCATGCTTTGCGGGAACCACGGAAGCGCTAGTCCCCCGGTTACAAAAGCTTGAGTGGGGGTGCCGGGCCCTCTTGACGTCGTTCCGAGCGGTTGCGCATTGAATGACCCGGTGCCGCTAAGATCATAAAGACCTCTAAAGCGCGGAGGGGCAAAGTAGCCGAAGGGCAACAGAGTTGGATCGGTTGCTCCAGCTTCCACGTCGGGGTTCATTTCAACGTATACAAACTTAGACTGGTTGTCGTATTCGCCATAAGTCTTGAGACGTCGATCTGTCGTATCCCAAGAGGTGTATTTGTCTCCAATGACGCGCGCAATATAATTGGGCGACGTGGGATCCAAATTTAAGTTATCATACCTCTCTATGATTTCCACGTTACTATCGGTGTCTGAGAGCGAACGCAATAAGACGGAAAAGGTTCCGTAATCATAGGTGGTGGTAGTAGACTGTCGAATCTTTTCAATCGATACTTTTACATTCTGCTGCAACCACTCACCGTGGCCGCGGCCAACTAAGCGGAAAAGCTTCTGCTTATTAAAGGGCACGTACACTCCGGCAGTACCCATGTCTTGTCCAATAAACCAGCCGGAACGCCCTTCGACGGAAGCCTGAGGCCTCATATCGGCGGGGGTGGCGGAATTGGGCCCATAAAGCGCCGTCATAGTCGCAATATAATCCGTGGTCAGGCCACGATCACGTAATTCTTGTTCATATGTCTGGCCAAGCCAATATACTTTAGAAGTAGAAGAATCACTGCTGTAAAAAGTAGAGCCACTCACAAGTTGGGGATTTGTATTAAACTTCTTACGAATAAAATTATCGCTACTATCATCAAAATTGAATGTAATGATCTCAGCGTCCTGATTTGTGCCATTAATGACCATGTTCAAAAGAGAAGTGGAGCTACCTCCATATAAAACGCCGTTAGATGCTGTGATCAGCTGCGTCGATGTCCCGGGTGTGACCGGGGCCAGCCCTCCATAAATGGTACCAGACAAGGAAATCACTCCTTGGTTAATATAGAAAATGGCCCCCAAGCTGGCAGTGCCTAAAAGGTTTCGTCCCTCTGTGCCCGCGGGGCCGGCGGACGTGGAAGATTGACTAGGAAAAAGCCACAGCGCATAGGCACCGCCGTTATTAGCATTCGCAGCTGCGGCACCTAGGCCAGTCGGTAGGGTCCTCAAGGTCTCCCAACCTGCTGCAGCATCACCACCAGCAGCGCTTCCAACGCTAGTCTCCTGACCCAGGAGTCGAATATAAGTCAGAGGAGCCACACTTGCTTTCAAGAATGCCTTAGCTGCGTACGTTCCATACATGGGAGACTGGTAATTACCGTCACGCCAAATATCACCCCCTCCAAAACCAGGGACGGTGTCCCCGAACATCTCAACAAAATCTGAGTATGCTTCGACCTTAATAGGCTGCATCGCTAAGCCTCGACGCGAGCGTCCAATGACGACGGGGCCGATGGCTTCCGGGGTTTTTGGGATGAACGAATTATCAATTTCGTGAATAAACACCCCAGGAGATACAAATTTAAAACTTTTAACTGACATATTGTGTTCCTCTTATCAAAATATGCGTAATTGATAGTGCAATCATTAATTAAATAGTATTTTTAATCTCAAAAGGAGTTCCTGAACTAAAGAAAAAGGTCGTCGTTTCCCTCAGGAACTACTCCTTCTTGGGGGAAAGTTATCTCCACAAGGTTCTCATGAATTTTCACCAAGGGCCGATCATCACTTTCGCCTTCGCCAATCAAATACCCCAACACTTTGATGGTTACTTCAGAAGTATACATCCTCATATCTTCACCAAGATCGTTTACGTTATTGGAATGACTGAAGTTTTGGTCAATAAATGCTTCATATAAATGGCCGTTTCGGGTCATAGTAAAAGCCCTAGCTTGGCCTGTTCTCGCCATAAAAGGTGTCAACATGGTGTTCATGTGCTGCTGGTATTCAGACTTCAAAGTAATCTTATAGTCTACATTTACATATACGGGGATGGGGATCGAAAGCATTTTGATTACCACTTTCTTGTTGACTCTCGGATAATAAAGCTGCTGTGTTCCTGAAGTCTCGTGGTTGCGAGTTCCTGCAGCCACCGCAAAATTACGCGTTTTGTCCTCAACAATCTTTTTCGCAATTACCATGCGACCAGAGCGACCATCCTTGCGCTCCGAATATAAGTTAGCTTGAAAAGAGCCGCGGCCATTGGGGTCTTTCGTAATGCCCGTCCGCTCAACACTAATAATTGGCAGCTTTAAGGCGCCCCCGTCGTCGCGCAATTCCTTCTTATGTTTGACTTGATAAGATCTTTCGGGAACTTGCCATAAAACAGGAGTCTTCACAAACCCCTCGTTGGTGGTGGTCCCAACTATAACATCTTCTTTAATCCACGACATTATAGCATAATCAATGTTCTCTATGGTAGAGGCGAGCATCCCTATTTCTTTCAAAGTAAGGTGATCCCGCTCTGCAGGCAATTGCGCAAAATCAAAATCCTTAGGTAGCATCGAATAGTCCCTTCCTGGCCCTCTTGCAAGTGGCCGAAATTTCAAAAATGTGATTGACTTGTCCAAACAATTGTTTGTTCTGCACCAACTTCACAATTTCATAGTAACTATCGCCATAGAGCACAAAATCGCCTTCTCGCACATACATATTCTGATCTTCTTCCAGCCTACGCTTGTGGAAATGAATGTTAATTTCCCAGACCTTGTCAACACCCACGCCAGCTAAGTATTCGGTTTCATAGCGTGTAAATTCAACCAAAGCATAAACGCGGACTGGGGGCAGAAAGGTTTTCTTGATGGCTTCGCCATATAATTCATGAAAATCAGTGCGTTCCAAGTCAATAGGATAATAGAGCACTTGCTGTCCGATGACTTTTTCGATTAGTTCATCGTTAACTTGCTTTACAAGGTCTCTTTCTTTTTTTCCTATGAACAGCGGTGGTGGCGGAGCTTTAGGTCTGTTCCATTCATCAGCCATAATTTATTACCCCACGAAAATTGGCAACGGCGAATTCTTTAGGGTTGTTGCGGCTGCCTCCGACCTTTCGCTGTCCCGTTTCACTAATTCGGTGTATTCCAGCTCCTTCAACATCTCAACAAGTTTGTCTTTGAGCGTTGTTTGCTCGTCTTTCGCTTGGCTAAGCAATTCTGCGTGATTAAGTGTAACACTTTCCCCTGGAATGGGTATGGTATTGAACTTTCCTCTGATCTGCCCCAACATTTCCTTGCACAAAGCCAAACAATATTTGCGTATCCACTGCTTTCCTATAGAGTTAATGTTTTTATAGGGTAAATTATCAAAAGGCAGTGTATTAACATTATTAATACCATTTACTCCCGTTTGGTATCCCGGGTCCTCATCCCATGAATTTGAGTCTATGTAAAACTTAAGCCATATTCGATCTAGATCTCCAAAGTCCCAATAACTTGGGTCCGGGAAGAGACGTAAGTTGTTATTGATAATCTCGTAGGAATAGTGCGACGTTCGCGTGTAAAGTGAATCCTCATACATGATGGCCTGTAATTTATTTTGCCACGTAGGAATGATTTCAAACGTAGAATCGTCAGCGAACTGTCCGTAGGTGGAATAGTTCCCTACCACTCCGATGCCGCCATAATAACCATAAAAGCGCCACATAATTCGTGGAGACTTATAAAATAC